CCGCACACCCGCTAGAGCAGGTGTGTACCCTGAGATTGATGCTACTTTAGGTGGTTTGCGACCTAGGGAAATATCAGCAATGTCAGATATGGAAGCAGAAGTGGGTCGCAGGGCTGCTGGATTTTCCGAGGATATTCCTTCTGTTATGCAGCTTACGCCAAATGAAATTCGAGCTATTGGAGCGCGGGAAGCCGTTAATAGAGCGATTTTAAGCCCTGTGGGTGGTGATTTCTCTAATTATTCGCAGCTTGCGGAACAGTCTTCAGGTGACACTGTAGCAGAGCGAGCTGGTAAAACACTTCTCGGTTCTTTAGGGAATTTGGGTGGTGCTTTTCCTAGTATGGCAAAGGGTGCTGAGGAATTATTTAGATATGCTTCATCGCCTGCAGATGACCCTTATGAAATTGAAAGAACTAGGGTTACAAGAGAGGCACAAGAAGCTGCTGCAACAAGAAAGGCTGCACTTGCACCATCTAACAAAGCCGCTGCTGTTGCCAAAAAAATAGTTGATGGAACTAAACCTGAAGACTTAACAGAAGAAGAGAAAGTGATTGCTGGAGACCTTGTTAAGGACGCGCCAACATCTGCGACTAAGCCTACAGCAGCCGCACAACAAGCCGCATCTCAAGCTGGTTTGTTAGCCCCACAGCCCCAATCTAAGTTTGGTGGTTTGTTGGGAACAATAGCACAAAACTTGCAAGATGCTTTGATTGCTCAAGGCACTCTTGAGGCTGGTATGCCGCAGCTTGTTACAGCAAAAGACTTGGATAAAATAAGAAGCATCACGCCTCAGATGGTTATGGCTCAGTCTCAAAAAATCAAACAAGAAAGGCAGCAAAAAGAATCTCAAGCTGCTCGTGATGCTGTCTCAGCACTTAAAGACCAGCTTGCCATACAGCGTGACCTTAAATCATTAGGCGCGGAAGATAGTAAAAAACTTGAGCGCGAAGCCGAGTCCATCATTAAAGCCCGTGATACGATTAGTTTTATTGACGAAGCGCTGCCATTAATTGGAGGTCTTTCCACTGGTAATGTTCTTGCTCAGGGAACTCAGTTTCTTGCTGGCACTCCAGCTTACAAACTTGAAGCTGCTCTCAAGCCTATTCGCGCAAGAATCGGTTTTGATGAGCTTACTAGAATGAGATTGATGTCTCCAACGGGAGGTGCGCTTGGTCAGGTTTCAAACTTTGAAAACCAGCTTTTGCAAGCAACAAAAGGTAGCTTAGAAATTGGCACTCCTATTGATACAATGCGAAGAAACTTGCTTAATTACCGCGATGCACAAATGGCTATGGTTCATGGTATTGTTGACAATCAAGGAAGGTTAAGAAGGCTTGAAAGTCAGGGCGACCTTGATGCTCTTCGCTCTGGAAGATTTAGAGTTGCAACAGAATCAGATGCTAGTCTTTCTGGTCAATCTGGAAATATTATGAACTACAATCGTCAAACGGGTGCTTTTGAGTAATGCCACTTGTAAATACACCAGACGGCCTTGTTAATTTCCCAGACGATATGTCTGATGATGAGATTAAAGGGGTTCTTGAAGAAAAGTTTCCGCCACTCAAAGAGCCAGAAGCGGCTGACTATGCGCGAGCAGCGTTTCAAGGTCTTTTTTTTGGTTTTGGTGACGAGGCTGAAGCTAAATATCGCGCATCTAAAAGTGGTCGCTCTTACGAAGAAGAGCTTAAAGATGTTCGCTCTGAAATAGAGGCCTTCAAAGAGGCTTCTCCTATTGCATCTGTCGCAACAGAAGTTGCTGGAGCTATCCCTTCTGCGATTCTTGGTGGCGGAGCTATTCGCGCGGGACTAGCTGGTCTTGGCGCTCGTAGCGCTATTGTTGGCGGGGCGGCTGAAGGCGCTATTGGCGGTGGCGCATATGCTGCTGGCACAGCAGAAGAAGGTGAGCGTATTGAGGCTGCAAAGGGTGGTGCAGCATTGGGTGCTGGACTTGGCGGTGCTTTAGGCTCGGTTTTGCCACCAATGTCAGGGGAGGCTAGGCAGCTTGTCCGTAGGGGTGTTCCGCTTACTGCTGGTCAGGCTATGGGTGGCTTGCCTCGTGCTTTTGAGCGCTCAGCAGAGGCATTACCGTTTGTCGGTGGTGTTGTTACTGGCGCTCAAAGAAAAGCTATTGCTCAATACAGCCGCATTGCTACAGAGGATGCCCTTTCTTCTATTAAGGGATTTAAAAAACTTCCTAAAAACATTACTGGAGATAAGGCTGTTGACAGGGGTTTTGGCATTGTAGGCAAGGAATATGACCGAATTGTTCCTAATCTGGGGACATCTAGGGCTGTTGATGTGGAAAACATTATTAACTCATCTTTGGCAAGGTCGGTGCAAGAGTCTGTTCTTGACGAGGCAACAGAAAAAACACTTCGAAATGATGTTAGTAAGGTAAAGCAGCTTCTTGCTGCTAGGAATGGCAATCTTACTGGTAAACAGATTCACACCGCTATTAAGAAAATGGGTTCTGACGCAAATAAATTATCCAAGTTTGGTGCTGACCCAATGAATGTGGAGCGAGGCCGCGCTTTGCGTTCCGTACAGCAAGACTTGCTTGGCTTCTTGGAAGACAGCAATCCAAAGTATGCGGCACAGCTTCGGGATGCAAACGAAGCATTTAAACGTATGCTTGTCATTGAAAGGGCAAGCGTTTCTGCCATTAAGGAGGGTGGTGAGTTTGCACCATCTCAACAATTATCTCGTCTTGCGTCTGTAAATCGTCGCGCCGCAGCGCGCGGTCAAGCAGAAGGTCAAGCTGATGTTTTGGCTGCTAGGGAGATTCTTGAGCAGGGTCGCGCTGGTATTGCTCGCCCACTACTTGAGGCTCGTCAAATTATGAGCGGTCTTGGCACAGCGGGTCTTGCTGGAACTGCTGGTATAGCTCCTGCTGCTGCTGGACTTGGCGCAATTGGCGGTGCATATTCAGGATTATTAGCGCCACAAGTTAGGCGTTTATTTTCTACCTCTGCCGATGTAGGAAGAGGTGCTGTCCCAGTTTATTCGGGACTTTTAGGACAGGAATAAATCATGGCTAAGAATAGTATTAGAGATTATGCAAACACTGCCGCATCTAACACAGATGTGCAGAGTCAAAACATTGACGAGGGCTGTAGTCCTGCTGGCATTAACAACGCAATTCGGGAGGTTATGGCTGACTTGGCTGATGTCAATGACGGCACTGTCTCTCTTGTCTCTCCCGACTTTAACAGCGCCACGCTAGGTGTATATCCAGATGCGGGTCGCTCTATTGACGCTTTTCCGTCTGGCACAAAGATGTTGTTCCAACAGACTGCTGCACCGACTGGTTGGACAAAAGACACTACGCACAACGACAAAGCTCTGCGCGTTGTAAGCGGCACTGTAGGCAGTGGCGGCACGAGCGCATTTAGCACAGCCTTTGATAGCTACACTCCTGCTGGCAGCGTATCTGTTACGGTTGCTGAACACACGCTGCTGCTTACTCAAATCCCATCACACTCGCATGATATTGAGGTTGCAGGCACTGCGACAAGCAGCACTAGAAACAGGATTGCTTACACAAATAGAAGCGAAACAAGTTTCATCGGAACTGAGACCGCTGGCGGTGGGCTAGGACACGGACACCCCAACTCAACTGGCTCATTTACGGGTACTGCTTCAACACAGTTTGATGTGCAGTATGTTGACCTTATCATTGCCACGAAGAGCTAAGTTATGAAGTTGGAGGTCAAGCATAACTGCCCACTCAATAACTTTGAGCCTTGCAAGCAAATGGACTGCGCTTGGTTTATCGAGATTCGTGGGATGCACCCGCAGACAGGAGAAGAGATGTCTGAGTGGGGTTGCTCTATGGCTATGCTGCCTGTGCTGATGATTGAGAATGGTAGGCAGACATCACATGCTGGAGCGGCTATTGAGAGTTTCCGCAATGAGATGGTGAAGGCTAACGAACTAAATACTGAGATTATGGCTGCTGCCGTTGAGGGGCGTAATCCAAAGCTGATTGAGGGCTGATATGACCAAATCAAATATCACTGAATACGACAATACAGCCGCTAATAATACCGACGTTCAGGATGTGCCTCTGGGGGAAAACCAGATGTATCCGTCTAACGTGAACAATGCGTTCCGTGAGATTATGGCTGACCTTGCAGACGTTAATGACGGAACTGTCGCCCTAACCAGCCCCGCCGCTGGTTCTATAAACATTACTGGAAATGTTACTGTCGGCGGCACTGTTGACGGGCGTGACGTTGCCGCTGATGGGTCTAAACTGGACGGCGTTGAGGCTTCTGCTGACGTAACTGATGAAAATAATGTCGGCGCTGCATTGACTGCATTTTCTACTGGGACTGACGCTATCAGCACAGACCTTGTTCCATATTACGATGTGAGTTCTGGGGCGTGGGAAAAGTCAACAATATCAAATCTTTCTCTTGTTGGCCCGACTGGTCCTACTGGGCCTGCTGGTACTGCTGGTCCTGCTGGTCCTACTGGGCCGACTGGTTCTACTGGTCCGACTGGTTCTACTGGTCCGACTGGTTCTACTGGTCCGACTGGCCCTGCTGGGGTAGACGGGGATGATGGTGCTGCTGGGCCTACTGGCCCTACTGGTCCGACAGGTCCTACTGGTCCGACAGGTCCTACTGGTCCTGCTGGTGAGTTGTCTGGCAATGTCGAGATGACTGGCACGTTGGATATGAACAACTACGACATTAACGGGGTTGACCAGATTTTTCATCACGGCGATACGAACACATATATCCAATTTCACGCCTCAGACCAATTTAGGGTTGTCACGGGTGGGACTGAACGCCTCGAGGTAAACAATAGTCGAATCACAGGTTCTGGGATTGCAATGGCCTACGGGCGATATAACGGCTCTAACAACACCATTGCATTTGATAAGGACATCAGTTCCCTTACGGATATTGGCACTGGTCGCCACAACATAAACTTCTCTGTCAGCATTACCAGCACTTACACTTGTTCTGTGGGCGGCGGTGATTCAAGCAATGATGCAGGTCGAATGACAAACCCGTTTGATGGCGGCAATTTTAGTTCTTCATATGTAAGAATTAGAACGTCAACGGGTAGCAGCAGTAAGACAAACGTCGAATACATGAGCCTGTCGGTGTTTAGGTAAATAAATGACTGATTATCGAATAATATATGATGACCCTGACGAGCCAAATGAACCTGTGAAAATCGTCACGCCCGCGCCTAATTGGATGAAAGAGGCAATGGCTGGTAATTTGCCAATCATAAGCATAATGATGGAACTTAAAGATGAAGAAGTTTATGCCGTGGAGAATGGCATACATATGGACGACTTCAAGCACACTCCTGAAAAGGTGGAGGCTCAATTTAGTGGCAAGAGAACAGGGCCATTGACCGAAGAAGAGGCGATTGAGTATCTTTGCCTTAAGGATTTACCGAGAAAGTGCTGGGGCGAAAACCACAACAGACCAATGTTTAAGATAATTAAGCACAGTGATATACCCACAGATAGAACGTTTCGTGACGCATGGGAGATGAATAATGTCTAATTTTGTGAAGCTAGGCGGAACAGAGTATGCCCTAGACGACTACACCGTGCCTGCCGATAAAGCCCTACGAGAAGCGTGGGAAGTAACGTCCGAAACTGCAATCACCGTCAATATGCCAGCGGCGCGGGATATTTGGAGAGAGAAAATTCGTGAAGCGCGTGTGGCGGAGTTTGAGAAACTTGATACTCAATTCATGAAGGCTCTTGAGACATCTACCAGCACGACAGAAATTGTTGCCCAAAAACAAGTGTTGCGTGATGCGCCTAATCACCCTGATATTGAAGCCGCCACAACGCCAGATGAACTGAAAGCGGTTCAGCCAATCCCAAATGTGACTGTTGAATGATGCGTCAGGCTTGGCAGTTTTGGCAAAAAGGGGTGAGTCAAGAATTTATAGACTTGGTGCAGGAGCAGGCCGACAAAGTTAAATGGGCAAGAGCCACAACATTCAGTCAAAATGACAAGGAGAGCCTGTCAAGCACACGCCGAAGCAATGTGAAATGGCTAACTGGGCAGGAGGACATACATAACCTTTTGTGCAATTATGTTTTATCCTCAAACGAACAACTCAATGTGCAAGTGTCGAACAAGTGTGAAATTCAGTTTACACAATATAACAGCGAAGATGAGGGGTTTTACGGATGTCATCACGATATAAATTGGGAAAACCCTGAACCGCATGACCGAAAGATAAGCATCAGCATATTGCTGTCAGACCCATCAGAATTTGACGGCGGGGAGTTGCGGTTTCACGAAGTGACAAACGATGGCATCGAATGGCAAAAAGGCTCAGTTTTATGCTTTCCGTCGTTTTTGCAGCACTCCGTATCACCCGTCACGCGAGGCACACGCAAGTCACTGGTCGCTTGGTTTTCTGGTCCTCGTTGGCGATAATCTCTGGAAATCACCCACAGCCAGTGTTAATATACTAAAAGTCTTATAAGGAGACATGTTATGGAAACTCTTATCACTTGGATTACAGCTATCGTAGCAGCCGCATCGGTGATTGCTAATGTAACTCCGTCTATGCGCGACAATGAGATTCTCGCCAAGATTGATGACTTCATTCAGAAGTTGGCTCTAAATCTTCGCAAGGATAAATAAAATGTCCACGCAGGCGCAGCTTGAGGCACACGAAAGAGAGTGTGCTATGTTCCGTAAACTGGTCGATGCCCAGTTGAAAAACCTTCATTGGCGCATTACTTGGCTGTCGGTTCTTGGTGGCACTATGATGTCTGCAATCTTTGGCACAGTTATTACTATTCTCTTGAAGATGAGTTAGGATGCGTCATGCGCTTGATTGTTGCTGCGCTTTTGCTGGCTGCCACGCCTGTGTTGGCGCAGAATGAGCAGACTGGCGACCTGAACACGAGCAACCTAAATAGCACTGTCAGCAGTAACAACCCGTCAACCTCTACCACAAACAATTACAATGGCGCTGGTGCGGCATCTAACGTCACGCCACCGCCTACCGCTGTGTCGCCTAGCGCACCGTCTGGTGGCTCTGAAAGCTGCCTGATAGGGCGTGGAATGGGTGTGCAGGTCAATGTGCTTGGCTTGTCTATGGGCGGCTACAAGCAGGATGCAGAGTGCAACAGGCGCAGAGACGCAAAAGCCTTGAAAGAGCAGGGCATGTCTATTGCATCTGTGGCTAGG